AGGCCGCGGAACTGAAGGCCGCGGAACTGAAGGCCGCGGAACTGAAGGCCGCGGAACTGAAGGCCGCGGAGGATGTGACCGTGTGGCCCCTCAACGATAAAGAAAAACAGATCATCGGAAAACTCGGTTAAACATCGCCCCTCTTTCAGCTATGGCTGGGGGAGGGGCTTTTTGTGTTTCGCACGGTAGAATCATCATCATGACCAAGAAAGAGCATGATGATTTTTGGACGAAGTGGAAGCGCGAGCTCACGAAGGATGTGAAGGCCGACAGGATACACGGCGGTGAAGCTGATTTCAGCCGAATGCATGGCGTGACATTGGACACTCAAAAACTGTATGACATGCTACCGCGAGTCTGAATTGCCCCTCTCTTAGCTTCCGTGCTGTGGGAGGGGCTTTTCTGCGTTGCCGGTGGTCACAATGCCGGGTATGCGCTCCGGTCGAGTTCCGTCACATCCACGAACGTATTCGGCTGCGGGCCGCATTCGGCGAAGTCGCCGATACCGGCCACCATGTCGTTCGCCTGTTCGATGCAGTAATCGACGTCATCCACGATGTAGGCGGGCTCCATGCTGTCGTCGGCGAAGCAGGTCTCCAGGTTTCCGACCTCGAAGAAGTCGGCCGACCAGTCGGGGCCGTAACCCGGATTCTCCTCGTCCCACTCGCGGATGCTGATTTCCACTGCCTTGTTGTTGTCGATGAGCGTGACCATTTGGTTTGTCCTTTCTTTTGCTGACATGATTAATATTACTACTACAGTGGTAATAATCAAGTTGGGCGTGTCGCATCACTCACTCAATCCGGCCCAGAAATCATCCAACGTCACACCCAATTCGTCCGCCAGCACCTTGGCCGTGGCAAACCCCATCAAATGCGGGTCACGCGCCGACTTCGGACGTGGACTGTCGGACCACGCCTCCCACGCCCACACGCGCCCCACGGTGCTGCTCCCAATCGCCCGGCACAGATCCTGCTGCGACAATCCGGCACGCTCGCGCATCGACCTCAAACCCATATCAATCCTCCTTGCCCAGGTAATCCTGCAATCCGTCGCCAGCCTTGCCATTCAGCCCGCGACGGGACATGTCGTAATAGTCGAGCATCTGCGGACTGTTCCACCCGCCTGCGGCCATGATGTCCCTGTCCGGCACTCCCGCGTCGCGGGAGAGTGTGCAGAAGGTGCGCCGCAATGAGTGCGGAGATATACTTGGCACGCCGATCCGCAGGGCCACCGACGAGACGATGCCGACAGCCCGCTGATGCCGTAGCCGCACGCCGGAAGAATCACGGAACACCGGCCCATGCTTGCGGCGTCCGAGATGCCGGGCAAGCGCTTTGGCCGCATCGGACGGGACTGCCACGCGCTGAGACCAGTCGCCCTTGCGGTCGAACCGCACCCACGGGCGCCCGTCATCCAGGTGGCAGTCCTCGACGTCCAATCCGAGCACCTCGCCTATCCTCGCTCCGGTCAGCAGCAGCAGACTGCACAAGGCGTCCGTCTGCGCGTCCATGTGGCGCGCCTCGGCCAGGAAGGCCACGGCTTGGTCGCGTGTGAGGTATGTTCCGTCGGAATGGCCGTAGAGCCTCGGTCTGCGCACGTGCTCGCCGGGGTCGGAGTCGATGTACCCCTCCTCGCAGAGGTAGCGGTAGAGGCAGCACACGACGCTCAGATTCTTGCACACCGTGTTTTTCGCTGCTGGCCGCATGCCGCCGTCATAGGCGGCGAACACCTCGATATGGGTGCGCTTCGCCCGCAGCATATCGATGCCATTATCCGCACACCAGCGGAGCCATCGCGATACGACGCTCCGATACACGGCCCTCGTACCCGGCGACAACCCGGCGAGAAAACCGGCGATCATGTCGGTCAACGTCTCCATATGCGCACCGTCTCCTTGCAGACAAGCGGCTTGTCGGCCGGACCCTTGACAAACGGTGGTATCCACTGGCGTCGGCGGAGCGAATGATTCGGCCCATACGCCTGATCGCGCCAGAAACCACGCACGATGAAACGATGCGAATACTCACGCCGCACCCGCTCGTCATCATCGGCGCTTCCACCCGGACGATGCAGATTCTCACGCAACACCAGCATCTTGACCTTGCGGATCTCCGGCTCGAAGCGCGACGGCAACGGGTATCTCATGCTGGGTTCGGCGGGCTTGGTGTCGCAGATCCGCGGCTCGCCGCTCAACGCCCAGACGGCTTGCAGATAGTCAATCCATGCTTTTTGAAACACGGCATCCGCATCGTGGATGGATTTTGCCCTAGCTGCCGTCAAGTCAAGCCAATCGATAGGCAGACCGATGGAGTCCGCACCACTCTTCCGCAGCGATTCAGGATCATCGGTAAATGCCATGACGGAGGTCTCGCCATCGCCAATCCGATCCCAGAAGAACCCCGCGACATTGCTGGTGATGCCAATCGACGACGTGTCTACCGGAACCCCACCCTCAATGAACATCACTCCGCTTGCGGCCGGGGCCTGCATCCGCGGGAAGTCGCCCTGCGCGGCGGTGTCGGCGGCAAGCTTGGCCATGTCGCGGCTGACCCACCACAATTGCGCGACGGACATCTGATCGATTTCGCTCCACATTCCATCCAAGATGCGCCGGTATTGCGGCTTGGCTTCGTACTGCCTCATCGCCCGTTCCCGCCAGACGGTGACGAATTTGTCTCGGATGAGCGGCAGGTGCGATGGGGTTAGGCGGAGGCGCTTGTTTTTTCTGCGCGTCATGTCAGCCTCGGTCAGTTCGCGTTGTTTTCGAGGATTTCGGTGAACGTGTCGGCCGGCACGTCGTCGTAATCTTCGATGTTGTTGGCGGTCATGAAGTCGATCATGTCGGATGCCGCCCAATAGACGTCCCAATCGGACGGGTTCATGGAGGAGTTGGTGAGATAGTCGTTGATGTAGTCTTGGGCGGTGGCCATGTTGATTTCCATGATGTTCATTTGGTTTGTCCTTTCTTTTGCTGACATGATTAATATTACTACTACAGTGGTAATAATCAAGTTGGGCGTGTCGCGTATTAGACTGTGAAACGTCCTTTTTGCTGACACAAACGGACAAGAGGCGGAGCCGGGCAATGTAAAGCTCCGCCTCTCTTATAATTGGCCATGTCAGCAAAGGAGACCATCATGGCCTACACGATCCGCCAATACGCGACGAAATCCGGCAAACGCTACGAAGTCAGATACCGCAAGCCGGACGGCACGACCACAGGCAAAAGAGGCTTCCGGCGCAAGATGGACGCCGACGCATGGGGTGCGGCCAACGTGACCACCGCGAAAAGCGTCGGAGCATACATCGACCCGCAAGCCGGAAGACGCTTGGTCGAGGATTTTTGGGAGCCGTGGATAGCGGCCAAAAAGACCAAAGCCAAGCCAAGCTACGTCAAGTCGCTGGAAGACGCTTGGCGCGTGCATGTGGAGCCGCAGTGGGGCATGAGGGAAGTGCAGTCGATCGCGCGAGGCGAGGTGCAGGGGTGGGTCACCGATCTGGCCGGACGGCGCAGTGCGTCCGTGACGATTCGCGCCGAGAATCTGCTTCGCAGTCTCATGGAGAGGGCGAAGGCCGATCGGTGCATCCATGACAATCCATGCGACGGCATCGAGCTGCCGCGCAAGCAGGTGCGGAAGCACGTCTATCTCTCGGCTGACGAATTGTCTCGTGTGGCGATGCAGTGCGGGTGGCGTGAGCCGATCGTGCTGACCTTGGGCCTGTGCGGCATGAGGTGGGGTGAGCTTGTGGCGCTCCGTGTCGAGGATGTCGATCTGCAACGCTGTCGGCTGCATATATATAGGAGCATCACGCGTCTTTCCAGCAGGATGGTGGAGACCGACCCGAAAACCCATGATGGACGTTCGGTGATGTTTCCCCTGGTGTTGCGTCCACTGCTCGCCAGGCAATGCGAGGGGCGCAGGCCGTCCGATTTTCTTTTCACCGCTCCCGGCGAGCCTTTGGACGAGCCGATGGGGAATGGCTGGAATCCGACGCGAAGCGATGGGTGGTTCGCGGTGGCTCTTCGTCGCGCGGGCGTGGATCGTGGCCACATGACGATTCACGATCTGCGCCATACGGCCGCTTCGCTCATGGTGCAGTCAGGCGCGAACGTCAAGACCGTGCAAAGGCAGCTGGGGCACAAGTCGGCCGCCATGACATTGGATGTTTACGCCGATCTCTTCGATGATGATCTGGACGAGTTGTCGGAGAGGATGGGTGGTTTGCTTTTTTCGCGGAATGTGGGCAAAATGTGGGCAAACGTGACGCAAGGTGTCGATGGAACCGTTGAAACGGTTGGTGTCTGAGGCTTTTTGCCGGTGGGTTCGAGTCCCGCTGGAGGCACTTTTGGAAACCGCCAGAGATGGCGGTTTTCCTTTATTCTCCAACGGTTTTCAAGCTTTCCTATTTCACTCTGATTCACGCTATTTCACGCTATTTCACGGAAAAACGTGGGCAAAATGTGGGCACGGAATCACCAGATCATCGGCAGTCCGAGGCATTGGCGCGCCCACTGTTCCACGGCACGATTCTCCTCATCGTCACCGAGCATGAGGAGATAACCGGCGTTCTTTCCGAGGGTGGCGGGCTGTAGACATTTGATGAGTCCTTGGTCGCGGAGGAATTTCCATGCTTGGACGATTCGGACCTTGGCGGTGCCCTCACGTGCTTTCATCGCGGCCTCCACCTCCTCTTCCGACTTGCCGATGACTTGCTCGGGGGAGAGCGCCATCATTCCGTGGTCTTCGGCAAGCGTCTTCCAGCCCTTCGTGTAGTAGCGGCATGGATAGCCCTTGGATTTAGCGTCACGGCTCGGCTCCTTGTGCTCGCTGTCCCAGTCGTAGCTTGAGAGCGCCATATCGAGGAGCACAAGCTCCGCCATCGTGTTCACCGTGATCTTGCTGCCTCGCGGCTTGAGCAGTTTTCCTGCGCGGCTGAGCTCGTAGACTGCTCCAGCGTTGCGGTATCCCATCTTTTCCATCGCTTTCCTCTCCACGCCTAGAGGTAAAATCTTGCGTGGAGACGCTAGTCCGTTTCCTGCCCTTGGCGTGCTCTTCAAACCTCACGCCAAGGGCTTTTCCTTATGTGGAATACTATACCACATGAGGTGTATTAAACACATCCACAGAGATATATTCTTTTAAAACTCATAGGGGTATTTAAATATACTATATACATGTAATACATGTGTTTATATATTTTTTTACAAGAGCGCCAATGCGCTGAAAAACGAAGAATCGGCACGTCCAATCCCCATCTGCGGTAGCTTGAAGCGGAGAGAAGGAAGGGGAAGCAATGAAGAAACTGATTTACCTCGTGCTATCCGTGCTGTGCGCAATCTCCGGCATCTACGGCATCTACGACACCATCACCACACCGCAGGATGATCTGGCCACAAGCATCATAACGATTCTGCTCCTCGCCTTCCTTGCATGGCTTTTCATGCATCTCTTCCTCAATCCGGAGCCGCGCCATAAGCATCAAGCGACGAATACGCCTGAATCGTCGCCGGAAGCACCCTCAGACGCTCCAACAGCGGAAACGGCACCAATCACCCACAGCAACGCGAATAGTGGCGTGGAGGACGATTACGTGGCTGTGGATATTGAGACCACCGGCCTAGGTCGTGACGCTCGAATCATCGAGCTGGGAGCCGTGAGAATCAGGCACGGACGCAAAGTCGCGTCATACAGCCAGCTCGTCAACCCCCAGATCCCAATACCAGCCAAGGTCACGCAGATCACCGGCATCGCCGACCGGGACGTCAAAGGCAAACCCACCATCGACAAAGCGCTACCCAAATTCTACGCTTTCTGCGGGCGTGATACGTGGATAGGACACAATATTCGCCGCTTCGACATTCCGGTGATTGCCAGGGAAGCGCAGAGGGTCGGTGCCGGGATGCCGGACGTGAGCTTCTATGACACTTTGGAAGTCTCTCAGACGCTCTTGCCGCAGCTTGACCGCCATAGACTGCTCGACCTCATCCGCTATTTCGGCATCGCCAAGACCGAGCGTCATAGGGCCGCCGACGATGCTGCACAGACAGCGCAAATCTTCGAGCATTTGAAGCAGATATAAGCTTTATAAAGACTTATAAAGGCTTATAAGGCAATATAAAAGCCCCACGATTGTGGGGCTTCATGCTATCAGAGGCTGTTCACGGCATTGTAGAATTCCTGCGCGTCCTCGGCCTTCTTGAATTTCAGGGGCAAGGAGCGCAGCGCGCTGTACCTCCATGTGACGGTGCGCTTCTTGATCGTCACCCCTTGCAGATCGGTCACCTTGTAGGCTTCGGTCTTCTTATACCGGTGCAGATACGTGGTGCCCCTGTCCAATTCCAGCCGGTTCGCATACAGACGAATCGCCAGAAACATCGGGTCGTCAAGCCTATCGCACTCGTAAACCGCTCCTGGTGCGGGCTGTGGTCGCTTTGCCATGATTACTTCCTTCTCATTTTTTCCTTGATTTTATCTCGCTCAGACGATGCAGACATGCTCGGCCATGATTTGCCGGAAGTCACCCAGCACCTGCTGGGTAACCTCCAATTCCTGGGCGATATTCCACGAATTGCCGTCGTACATCTGTTCGAGCAGTCCGTAATGGAGCGGGTCTATCAGCGTGAGTGCCGTCTCGCGTCTGGCCCGATGTTCCTCGCGACTGCGTGCCACGTGCTCGCATGACGCATCACCGTGCCGCCAGTGAGTCAATTCATGCACCAGAGTGCATCGCTTGGCCGCATACGTGAGCCGACGATCGATGAGGATGACATGATTCTCGTCGTCGTAGCAGCCCCATAGTCCGTCCGGCAGGATGGCGCTGGACACGGTAACGGGCAGGCCGACAATGGCGCGGCGCATGGCACCGTAGGTCATGCGCCGGTCGATCGGCAGGTCAGGCAGGCTCGTCGTAATCCGGCCCAGCCTCTCCATTGATGGCCTCCTGCTTGCCCTGGGCGTCATAGGCGGCAAGACCGTAGCCGCCTGCCTGCGCCTTCCTCTCGGCGTCTTCGATCGCATGACGCTGCGAATCCATCACGATGTCGCCGACCGATACGCCGGTCACCTCGCTGATGCGTTCCAGGTCGCTCAGGTTGAGAGGTCTTGTGAAGTTCTGGCGCTTGTACCAGTAATCCTCGCCGAAGCCGCAGGCCTTGGCGAATTCCTTGATGGTCATGCCGCTGTTCTTCTGGAGTCTGACGCATTCGCGCATGACCTGCTTGGCGAACTGCGTGACTTCGTTTGCTTTCATTCCCATGGCTCTCATTATAGCCAATTACGTAGCCAATGTGTGCAAATTGTGAAGAACTATGAAAATACATAGATGTGGACTACGAAATTGCGTAGATTAAGAACTGTCGAAAGGAAAACAGAGATGAAGACCACAGCCAAGACCAAGACCCCCGACCACTACCCGTGCGGCCACATGCGCGGCCCCGGCTGGCACGACTGGCGCGCCTGCCTCACCAAGCAGGGAATCGAGGAGGATGAATGGCCGGTCTGACCGAAACCGCCAGCTGCAACCTCGCGGGCGAACTGGCCCGCCATCGCAAAACACGCGAAGACCTCGCCAAAGCGTGGGGATGCGCGCCGAAAACAGTGGACACGCGACTCCGCGGCCAAACACCACTCACGACCGACGAAATCGAAAAAGCCGCCCACCTACTCGGCCTCGAAGCCTCCACCCTCACCATGGTCCTCATCCAACCAATCGACGCCGCGAGCCAATTCAAAGCCTGAAAGCCACACCAAAAGGAGTGTCCGATGAACAGCAAGACCTACAACAAAGACCTGCGCAAGGCCTGCGTGAAAGCCGTCTTCGACGAATTCGCCGAGCATGGCGACATGATTCGCCCGCAATACGCGGGACAGTGGGATGAAATCGACGCTAGCCGATTCCTGGGCCACATCACCGGACCGATGGACATCGACGTGACCGACCTCGTGGACGTCATCGTCGACACGATCGTCAAGGAAGCACAGAAATGAGCGGACAACTACTCGACCCGCCAGCACCGCCCGAACAACGGAAGACGCTCTTCGACCCGCGGACGATCATGCTCGGCCTGACCGGCTACGCCATCCGCATCCATGAGGACAAGAGTGGCCAACTCATCGAACTCCACGCGGACGGCGAGGAAGTCCTTGCGGACATCCCCGAAAGCACCCTCGACAACTTCGCCTACACGCTCAACGACGACCTAGGGAACATGCGATGAGCCAATCATTCGAACTGCGAATCATCGAGGACGGCACGCACAGCAGTGACCACAGCTGCCTCATCGGACTCAGATTCGACATGGCAGACGGATACCAGGAACACATGCTCAACAAAACCGACCTCATGAACCTCCGTCGCGAAATCGGACGAACACTCAAAGAACTCAACCAGAAGAAGGACAAGAAATGAACATCTTCCAACAACGAGAACAAATCCTCGCGAACCTCATCGAAGCATGCAAGGACCACGACGAAGAGAAAACCAACCACCTGCTCAACCAACTCACGGAACTCGACAAGTCAGCCGAACAGAAGCCACTGCCTGAAGAACCGAAGGAGCGGGGCTTCTATATCACCGCGAATGATGGTCGGCTCCTGCTTAAGGACATCGATGATGACTGGTCGGCGCGCACATGGGATGACTGCTCGGCTAATCACATGTGGAATGGCAATAGACAGTATGCGAAGTGGCCGACTGTCTGCGAAACGCTCCCGCCTGAAGCCTTCCCGTTAAAGCGAGTGAACACGGGAGACGGTAACGATGACTGACCATGATTACTGGCTTGAAGACATGCAAGCAATGAAGAAGCGGCAGAAGCCGAACTACCCGCTCCGACGCGTCAAATTCGCCCTCGCGGTGGTCGCCCTCATCGTCACATCCACACTCATGCTCACCTGGCATGGAGGCAGCATGAACGCCGCGCTCATGGTGGAAGGCGTGTACATCGCCACCGCATTGTGGCTGATCGTCAGATTCGCGCCACGCGACTAAAAGACTTCCCACTGGCCGGCAGTCCCAACAAACAACCAAAAACGGATTGTTCCGTAGGACACCCACGTTCACTCATTCGTCGGCCAGCGGGGACACATAACTGAAAACAGATATTATCCACGCGCCGACCATACCTGCCTTACATGCACTGTCGGCGCATTGGCTGGGCGACGGTTCGCCCGTCCACGGATTCCAATCTCTTCTCTCTCTATCAAAAAACGCAGGCGCTCCGGTGCCCGCAAACCCTTTCAAGTCCGCCTGACGGCTTTCAGTCACCGTCGGCCACGCCACCGGCCGTGAACACGTTCAGGTCGTGTCCCAACAGTCAAAGGGGCGTTCGGAATCCACGGACGGCATCGGTTCGACTCCGATACCAGCCACTCAGCCCCATCCACTCGTCAGGACGGGGCACACAACGCCAAACAAGCAAAGGAAACACACCATGAACGAAAACAAACCACAGGCGGCAACATGGGTGCTCTGCGTCGACATCGACCCCGACAACCCGAAATCCGACCCAATACTCATCGCCACACTTGACATGCCGCTGGACGGCGGCCTGATCAGCGTCACCCTGCCCGGCAACAGACTCGGCGAGGGCACCGCGCTTGCCGCCCGAACCGCATGCCAGGCCATCGACAAGGCGCTCAAAAGGCACATCGAACGCGGCGGCGACAGCGACACCCCGGAAATGCTCACCGGCCTCCACATCAACCCGATGAGCGACATTCGGGATGGCAGGCCATGACTGACCTGCTTCGGCCGGAGGAGTTCGCGGCGATGATCGGCATGAGTCCCCGCACTCTCGCCAATTGGCGGAGCAATGGCAAAGGGCCGAAATATTTGAAGATTGGCGACGAGCCGCCGGAAGGCAAGCAGGACAGGCGTGAAGTGCGTTATCCGCGTGACGTGGCCGAAAGGTGGGCCTTGGCTCACGAATTCACGAGGACGGTAGCGAGATGAAACCCCACAATGATGGCCACTACTTCGTACCTGGAAGCCGTCAGACCGGCAGATATGAGCCGCGAGGCTTCATGGTCGGCTCCTATGCCAAGCCGACTTTGACGGAGCAGGGCATCGACGTGGACGAATTCATCAGGCAAACCATCGGCTCATTGAAAGACTCAGGAAAGGAAACCATTGAAACACGAATACAGCAGTGACGAGCTCCGAGAGCTCAAAAGCATTTACAACGAGTCAGGAGAAGCGGGATTGAGCCGTGACGAAATGCGGGCCCTGCGCAAGGCCGGACTCGTCAAGCAAGACCTACCGCCAGAGCCGGAGAAGCCGCATGAGGATACTCTGGCCGACTATCAGGCCATCAGCGTTCCCAAGCCGAAGCCGGAACCGGTGAAATTGGAGTCCACCAACACGAACCGCAATCCGGAAATGCGTCAGGCAGTCTACGACACCATCGCCAGTTTCTGCGATTCGGACCACGTGCCGACCATCCAGAAAATCGCGGACGCAATGCACAAGAGCAAAAGCACGGTAGCCAACCACGTGCTCGCCCTCGCGAAGGAAGGCCGCATCAGCAAAGACCCAGAAACGGGACGCTACCGCATCGCAAACCAAACCATCGAACAGAAGGAGCCCATCATGACCACCACCACAGTCCAGGAACAGCCGGAAGCCAAGCCGGAAGAGCCGCGCACCATCATCGCAAACGCCTTGGTCGGCATCTTCGACGCCGTATCAGCCTTGCAGCGCACCGCATTCCAAGCCAACGACAAGGTGGTCTACGGCTTCGCCACGAAACTGCTCACCGGCGAATTGATGGACATCAAAGCCAACTACAGCAAGGACGCAAAATGAGACTCAAATTCGATAGCGAGAGTGGCGTTTTCACCATCAAGCCAGAGTCCGAGGCGGAGATCACCAAGCTCAGGACGTCCGCGTTGGATATCGCCAATCTGCTGGTCGATTATTTCGACGCCGACATCATCAAAGCAGACATAAACAAGCCAAGCAATCAGCAGGGAGCCTGAAATGGACAAACAGTCAGAAAACAGCATCAGAGACCAATACAGCCAAATGCGGCCGGACGAGCAGAACAAATACATCGGCGGTATTGCCGGAATCGTCAAAAGAGCCACAGACGTCTTCAAAATCGTGAAGGATGAGTGGGCACACGACCATGACGGCGGAGACAAGGAGACGGTCAACATCGGCAGCCTCGAAGCCGGGGAAATCAGCCTCAGCAAAGGCACCGAAGGAAAATACGTGGTCACCGACCCCAAAAAATACGGTGCGCTCCTCCATGATTGCGGCTTCACCATTCCAGGAGGCCAGCCCGCAGCCGAACAGGCATGGATGCCACGTCCGGAAGCCATGGACCAGCAGTACATCGAAGACATGGTGGCCGACCACGGCGGCGAACTCCCGGACGGCGTAGAATACAAGGCCGGACGGCCAGCCACAGTCACATTCCGAGCCGCAAAAGGCTTTGTGGACAAAATGTTCAGCACCGAACTCGCAGCCGAAACCATGCGCATGCTACTCACCGCCACGCCAGAAAAAGGAGAAGACAAATGAGCAACGAACTCACCCTCACCGACACACAAGACACTTTCACCCAACGCCAATTGGCCGCATTGACGCAGATCGGCGTTCAGGACGCCACCCCGGCAGACCTTGCCGTGTTCCTGCATCAATGCCAGCGCACCGGCCTTGACCCATTCGCGAAACAGATCTACATGATCGCCCGTCGAAGCAAGGACTCGCGCGGCAATTACGTGATGAAGCAGACCATCCAAACCGGCATCGACGGCTTTCGTCTCATCGCCCGCCGAGTCGCTGACCGCAATCACGAAAAGCTTGAAGAGCAGGACGTGCTCTGGTGCGGCGATGACGGCGAATGGCATGACGTGTGGCTCAAGAAAGTGCCGCCGACCGCAGCGAAAGCCACCATCATCCGTGGAGACTCGAAATTCAGCGCTGTCGCACTCTTCTCGGAATACTGTCCGACACGTCTCGACCGTGGCAGCGGCCAGCAGGTGCCGACCGGCGTCTGGGGCACGAAACCCGCCTTGATGATCGCGAAATGCGCCGAAGCATTGGCCTTGCGCAAGGCTTTCCCGCAAGACCTCTCAGGCGTCTACACCAGCGATGAGACGTCGATGGATGACGTGCAGGCCGAAGTCGTGGAAGAAGAGGAAACCAAGCGGAAAAGCTATGGCACTCGTGCCAGGCAAATGCCGGACAAGGCACCATGCCGACGCGAACAGGCCGAACGAATCTACCAGATTCTTCGTGAATGCGGCGTCTCATCCAAGGAGGAGGCCGAAGCCGTCATGTTCGCCCACACCGGCGCCCACGGATTGACAGACCCGACACACATCAGCGCATTGGATGCAGACAATCTCCTCGCCAATGAGGACTTCCTGCGCCGCAGGACCACTCAGGCATTGGACGAATACCGCAAGCAGCAGGAGCCCGAAGAGGAACCAGCCGAGGTCATCGAACCGGACACCGAGGCCGAGGCTGATACCGATGTGAAGGATGGTGAGTGATGGCCGGAGAAACCGTAATCACCGTGGTGGGCAATCTGACCGCCGACCCGGAATTGCGCACGACACGCAATGGCGGCGCGGTGGCGAACTTCACCATCGCGGCCACGCCACGCGTATACAACAGCCAGGCCAACCAGTGGGAGGACGGCGACGCTTTGTTCATGCGCTGCACCGCTTGGCGCGACCTCGCCACGCATTGCGCCCAATCGCTCCGCAAGGGCATGCGCGTCATCGCGCAGGGCCGTTTGCAGCAGCGTTCCTATCAGGCGCAGGACGGTTCCAACCGTACTGTCATCGAAATGACCGTGGACGAGATAGGACCATCGCTCAAATATGCGACCGCGCAGGTGCAGCGTCAGCAGCATGGCAACGGTGGTGGCTTCCAGGGCAATAATGCGGGTGGTTTCGCCGGTGGCGCTAAGGATCAGCAGCCCCAGCAGCAGGCGCAGGCTCCGTCCGATGACCCGTGGGGCGCTCCGGCAGGAGAACCGGACTTCTGATGGCACGGGAGTGGATTGAGCCGCCGGACGTGCTGCCGGTCTGTCCCAAACATGGGTGCGCGCTGTATCCGGCGCGCCCCATCCCATGCCCAATATGCGAGGAAGAAGCCGAGGAAGAGGAGGAATGATGATGCAGGAATTCGTCGTGGACATTCCACGGGACGAATGGTGGACCCAGAACCGTCGCGGCCACTGGTGGGTGAAATTCGCGCACACGAGCGCAGTCAAACAGCGTGCCATGGCATTCGCCAGATTCTGGCTCCAAAACGGCCACCACCGTCCACAACACTTCCCGGTGCACGTCACCGCGACCATCCACCCATTGACGCACGGACGCTTCGACCCGGAGAACGCGGCACCCATGGTCAAAGCCATCCTTGACGCGCTCACCGATACCGGCTTCTGGCCCGACGATGACTCAAAACACATCATCGGCCCCGACTACCGCGGCGGAGAGCCAAGCACCCGAAAAGGCTGGTACCGAATCACAATCCGAATCGAAGAAGAGGAACACTAATCATGGCTACGAACGTGACCGAAAAAGACAAGACGCTCAACGAGATCATCGACTGGGCGAAAAGTCGCTGTCATGAAGCCGCACTTTCCAGATTCGACGTTCGCAGAAAGAGCGACCGAGACTTCTATGACGGCCAAGTTAACGCATTCCATGAAATTCTAGAGCTTTGCCGTTCCATGCTCGGCTACAGCGGTTCCATGCCTTCAGAGGTGCCGAATCAAAGCGAGGACGCGAAATGAGCGCGTATCAGCCTGTTCTTGACCCCGCCTGCGGCGGCCGAATGTTCTGGTTCGACAAGTCGGATGATCGAGTGCTTTTTGGTGATGTGCGGGATGAAAGCTGGGAATTGTGCGATGGGCGTAGGTTCGATGTCAGGCCGGACATGCTGATGGACTATCGCGACCTGCCGTTCCCTGATGAGACGTTCCGCATGGTCGTGCTCGACCCGCCCCACCTGCGCAATGCGGGCGATACGAGCTACATGGTGCGGAAGTACGGATGCCTCGACCAAGAGACATGGAGGACTGACCTCAAGACCATGTTCGACGAGTGTTTCCGCGTCTTGAAGCCTTACGGGACATTGATTTTCAAGTGGAATGAGACGCAGATACCCGTCTCGCAGATTCTCAAGCTCACAGCGCACAAGCCACTCTTCGGCAACAAGCAGCCGAACCGCACGGGAACACACTGGATTGTCTTCATGAAGGAGGACGCGAAATGAATAAACGGTACAAGGTTTGCCCACTTTTTTGGAGTGATTACGGCTGTAAACGCACCTTGATGAATATGGGTGTGTTTGAAAAGTTGCTGAACGAGGGTTGGAAGATTCTGCGGGTGGATACCATGCCGCCAACGGAATTGCGTCATAACGCCGTCACCGCGACGAACGTCTACATCCTTGAGAGGGAGGCTAATGATGATTAGCCAATACGACAAGGACATGTGTTGCCTGTATATCGCTGAGGGAATGAGCCGCATCTGGAGCCAGCAAGGGGGGAACCAAGAGGTTCCCCGAATGCTTGAATCATTGGCCGATAGGAAGCTCATGAAGCGTGTCCATGGCGGGTATGCGATCACGCTCAAGGGCCTGTTGGCAGTCAAGGTGTGGAGACTTCACCTGTTCCTGTTCCATCACGGTGAATACAAGTACTTCAGGAGGAAGAAATGAGCAGGGCTGAGACCACCGCCATGCTGTCCAAGCTGGTGGAGAAGAGGTTGAGGAATCAGACCGCTTTTTGGGCGAGCGAGGTCAATTTCGACCGTAACACGTCCGACGAAAGGCGCGTGGACTACGTGGGCTTCAAGCCATGGAACATCAACGGCGAGCCGGTGCCCGCAAGCGTTGAAAAAGGCTGCTTCGAATTCTTCGAGATTAAAAGCTGCATGGCTGATTTTCGAAGTGGCAACGGATTGACATTCTACGGCGACAAGAACTATCTGGTCTGCACGAAGGAGCTGTGCGACGAGATCGTATGGCAGAAGATGGTGCCGCCGCGTGTGAACGCGATCCTGACACCGGATTCGACCGGCTCGAAACTGATTCTCAACTATGTGCAGTCCTACAACGACCTGTCATACCGGCGACGGCCCGCAAGCGAAATTCTCTGGGCCATGGTCAAAGCAAACGGAAAGAGGACGAATTGAGCAAGACGATCAGATACGTGGAATGCGGCCACTGCGGTGAGACCGTCGGCACATATTACGTCACCTGCCCTTACTGCGGATACCGCCTGGTGTCCGCTCAGCAGGCGGTCATGGATGGCTTGGCATGGTGACGCTCGACCCGCCACCGGACTTGTTGGAGATCGCCGAAGCCCTGGACGCGATGGCGAAACCACACGTGGGAAGCGGCTGGGCGAACACCAACTACACCGACCTGCCCTGCACCACGCCACGGCAGGAGGCCATCTGGATGGAATACAACGGAATCACAAGAGGGGAGGATTGATGGCAAGGCGCGGATACGTGCAATTGGCCAATGGCTTCTATCTCAACCGGAAGGTACGCCGGTTGCGTCGCACCATGCCATCGGCCATCAGCGCCTTCGTCATCATGCTTTCCTACTGCGGCGACAACCTCACGGACGGTTATGTGGACTCGGACACGGCGGAATTCGTGCTCGACATCACCACACAGGAGCTTGACGCTTTGCAGCAGGTCGGATTGATCGAGGCCGTGGATGGCGGCTATGTCATCCACGATTACCTTGAGCATAATCGGAGCCGTCAGCAGGTGATGGCCAAGCGCAAGCGTGAGCATGACCGTTATTCTGCTGGCAGTCTGCCGGCAGAAAGTGCGCAGACTGCCGGCAGAATCGAAACAGAATCGGGACAAACACCAGAACACCAGAACCCCAGAACCCAAAAGAAAGATGAAGAAGAATATTCTTCTTCTTCATCCAAAGAAATCGGGCTGAACGACTTCGAGCTGGTCAGGGAGAAATCGCACGCCAATGCCGATATCATCCGCGATTATCCGAATCTCGACCTGTCGGACGCGTGGAACGCATTCTTAAGCCGACATTATGGCGAGACACGCACCGTCAACGACTGGTGCCGCCAATGGAAAGGCTGGTGCCAGCGCAGGGCCAAAATGAGCGGCATACCACCCAGCAAACCACACGTGCACACGTGGAAATGCTCTCACGTGCTCGAAGCGCTCGGACGCGACGAAGAAACAGCACAGGCAGACGAAAATGCCTGCGAATTAGCCGACAGACTCAACAAGGAGAAATCATGAAACACGACGAATCGGAAACAATGTACAGCCTGGAATGGTTGAGACACGAACGCCGCAAGGCATGGCAGGAAGGCTACGCGGCCGGATGGAAAGACCAGGAATGCGATTTTCCGCCACACACCACAGAAAACCCATATCTGGAGGCCACAAAATGAAGAAAATCCTCGAAGACATGATCATCAAATGGCACCAGGCCGGCTATGCGCTCGACGAGATCGCGCCGCTCGTGCCGCAAGTGCCGAAAGCCGAAATCGCCGCACTCATCCGCCAGCACGACAAGGAGACCAGACTTTGACCGACTGCCAGCACTGCCACAAGCCAATGAAACCGGTGGCCGCGAATCTACTCTGCGCCAGCTGCCGAGAAAACTACTGGGCGCTCATCTGCCAACTCGGCCACGTCCAACTGCCCGCACTGCGAAGCATCATGCTCAAACAGGCCCACATCGGCCCCACAGGCCACACGCCAAACAAAGGCAACGCGCCAATACCCATCGACACGAGAGCGCAAGCCCTCATCACCGATTCCGAAGCATGGCTCGCCGAACACGCAGGCAAAATCAACGCACGCTACAGCAATCTTCCGTGGGACAAGGCATGGAAGAAGATCACAGCCAACAAACACACCATCCTCAGCATGAGCACCGCAGCAGACGATTACGCAGCCCTGGGACACATCAGCCGACGCAACGAGACGGCCTTGACCCCAGAAGACGAATTGATAATCCTCGGCACCTGCCCCAACTGCCATCGTCAACTCACCGGCACGCCAGACGCCGAAACCGTCACCTGCCAACACTGCCGCACCGAATGGCCTGCACCAGCCATCAAAGCAGCACGAGACGAACGACTATGGCAAGTGCAAATCACCGGCACGCCAAGCGACGCAGCCAAAGAACTCAAACGCTACGGATTATCCGTCTCACGCAACTTGATAAGCCAATGGCTCAGACGCGGCAAACTCACCCACGCCACGCCGACAAACACCAAGCGACAGTACGTGTTCAACCTAGGAGAACTCGCCGCCTTGCTTGACTGTCACCGTTGAAATGCTATACTGTCGTACAGTAGTAAAATGGTTCAGCCTGAAAGGGCTGGGCCATTATTCATATCAAGCTTCGGTAGCTCAGTGGCAGAGCACAAGGGATAGCACAGATACCTAGGACGGATACCAAACCGGTCATGGCTTCCTGCTTCTTTAAATCGAATGCCTGTGATGACAAAGACAGTGCATCCCACACCATGCGCTGGTTCGACTCCAGCCCGAAGCACCAAAGGCGGTGAATCAATGCCAGGAAGAGTCCGCAAGACCAGCCGCCAATTCGAAAAAGACAAGGCAAGCTTCTTCAACCAATGCAAGGCAAGCCATGCAGTCTGCTGGTTGTGTGGCATGCCAATCGACTATGCGGCACCGAAGAACACAAGCGATGACAGCTTCAACCTCGACCACATGTTCCCAGTCAGCAAGCATCCAGAACTCCAATTCGACCCGGCAGGCTTCAAACCGAGCCACACCAGCTGCAACCGCTTGAGAGGCAACCAAGATCCGCCGGCGCCAATCGGAACACTCTCAAGACAATGGATAACAACAGCATGAACCCCACACGAGGGGTAGGGGCGGTGAAATCGTAAAACCAACGCGAGGGTGCAAGACGTCCCGCGTGGTTGGTCTCCCTCTCCCCGATGAGTGAAATTGTTGGCGGGTCGCGCGCGCGATGGCAGATTAGGGGGTGTTTTTCGATGAGTGCGAAGTTTCCGAGTCGGAATGTGGCGGAGGCGTTGGAGCGTTCGTTGAAGAACGCTGACCTCAAGGCTGTGAATTCTGCTGTTGTCGCTGCGGCTCGCGTGTTGGCTGAGCGTATCGATTATCTGACGTTCTCCGGTTTTGTCGATGAGAACGGAAAGCTCGATAACGTGTCGCTTCCGACTTTCCTGAAGTATTGTCAGTCGCTTGGCCTGACCTTGGACGCTCCTGCGAAGGTCGGTCGTCCGTCGAAGCCGAAGCCTGAGCCGAAGGCGGAGGAGTCAAAGAGCGGCAAGGTTATCGCGATGGACGAGTTCATGAAGCGTTTCGGCTGAGGAGGTTGTGATGGCGTCTGAGAATCTTACGGTTTTCGGTGCCATCGACGATGAGAGGCATGGCGTGACCTTGCCGCGCATCTTCACGCCGCCGTTGCGTCCGTTGACGAGGGAGACGAGCAATGGTTTCGCGGTGATCGCGTTCGCGGAGATCATGCTTCACGTGCATTTGTATCCGTGGCAGCAATGGTTATTGGTGCACGCCTTGGAGCTGCTTGAGGATGGCAGCTACCGTTTCCGCAAGGTGATTGTGCTCGTGGCTCGCCAGAACGGCAAGACCACGCTGATGGGCGTGCTTGCCGCATGGTGGCTTTTCGTGGACTCGAACAAGCATCCTGACAGAGTACCGCCGGTGAAGTTTCTTGTGGTCGGTGCGGCTCAGACGTTGGACAATGCGAAAGGGCCTTACAATCAGGTCAAGGAATGGTGCAATCCTCAGCCTTCCACCGACGAGGAAGCGGATCTGGTGATTCCTGATCTCGCCGCGATGACACAGAAATTCGTCAATACGAACGGCGAGGAAGCGATCATCACCCGCTCGAAGGCGCGGTATATCGTCCGCGCCGACAAGAACATTCGAGCCAAGTCGGCGGCGCGTGTCGTGTTCGATGAGTTGCGTGAGCAACATACCGACGATGGTTGGAATGCCGTCAGCCAGACCACTAAGGCCGTATGGTCGAGCCAATTATGGGGTATTTCGAACGCCGGTGACTATCGGTCTGTGGCGTTGCGCAAGCAGGTGGACAAGGGCCGTAAGCTTGTTGACGAGTGGGCGCGTCTGAGCGCCGACGGTGGCAATCCGTCCGACGTGTTCCTGTCCGGCGAGCAGGACGGCAGCTTCGGATATTTCGAATGGTCGGCTCCGGACAAGTGTCCGGTGGATGATGCCGACGCTATCCGGCAGGCGAATCCGTCGCTCGGCTATGGGCCGATGACCGTGCCGAGCGTCCGTTCGGATATTGACGGCATGACCGAGGCCGCATTCCGAACCGAAGTGCTTTGCCAGTGGGTGACCGCCGACATCGTGCCATACATTCACCCGAAGCTCTGGGCCGCCGGTATCGACGGCAAGTCGAGCATTCCCGCCGAGAATCGTGTGGTGCTCGCTGTGGACACTTCCGCCGACAGGCAGACCACGTATGTCGCTGCTGCTGGCCTTCGTGCCGATGGTTTGCCGCACGTGGAGCTGATCGCCCGTCGTGACGGAATGCTGTGGGTGCCGCATTTCCTCGACTTGCTTCGTGAGAGCTGGCCGTCGATTTGCGAGATTGCCGTGCAGTCGAAGGGTTGTCCGGCTGTCGATTTCATCGACCCGCTCACCGAAAAAGGCTGGAATGTGCATTTGATTGAGGGCTTCCGTCTTGGCGCGTGCTGTGGCCGATTCCTAGACCGCGTGCGCGAAGGCAAGCTCAGGCATTTGCCCCAGCCGGCCATCGAACAGCAGGTTTCCGTGGCAGTGACCCGCCGATTAGGCGAGGTCGAGGTGTGGGATCGTGGCAAGAGCGCCTTGCAGATCAGCGGCCTCATCGCCGAATCGGAAGCATTGTACGCGCTTGAGACCATGCAGGTCGAAGCGGAAACACCGAAATACGCGCCGAGCGTGACGCATTTCGCCGTTGTCTGAACCCAGTGAGGAGGTTTCATGGGTTTCTTTTCCAGATGGCTCAAGAAAAGCCCCGTATCCGTGGCCCAGAAGTTCTCCGAATCACCAGTGAACATTTCACAGGTGGCGCAGATTCCAATCGACTGGTTCGGCGCTGGCGTTTACGAGCGTGAGGCTGCGGTGCGTACCGTCATCGACCATATCGCGCGGAACATCGCCAGCATGCCATTCAAGGTCTACACTCGACAGTCTGACGGCGATCGCGTGGAGGACACCACAAGCCCATTGGCGCAATTGATGGCCAAGCCGAGCGTGCTTCCGGGCATGACGCGCTACAGATTTTTCTACTCTTTGCTGTGTGATGGCCTGCTGAATGACCGGTGGCTTTGCCTGCTCGATGCCGACAAGCAGTCTGGTCGATTATGGTTGCGGCGTATTCCGGTGCAGAATTTCACGCTTTCCGGCAACACTCTTGATGAGATCACCGGCGTGCAGATCAGTACCGGCCAGCCGGAAGGCAGCCAGTATTTCAAGCTTCCCGACCCGCAGATTCTGCTGGACGTGGGCTACAGCACGTCCGGCATCGGCGGTTCTCCGGTGTCCGGCACTCTCGCCCCGCTTCTGGCGGAGGCTCGTGAGATGGCCGAATACCGCCGTGCGATCGCCAAGAACGGCGGTCAGATTCCGGCGTACATCTCGCGTCCGAAGGAGATGCCGTGGCCTTCGCAGGAGGCTCAGGACGAATTCGTGCAGGGCATGAGGAATTACAAGGCTGGAGGCAATCTCGCCGGTGGCTGGCCCCTGCTCAACGACGGCATGGAAATCAAGACCGTGGACGCCTTCAAGCCGATCGACATGCAGGACATCGACGCGAGGGACAAGATTCGCATAGACGTGGCCAACGCATTCCACATCGCGCCGGAGAATCTAGGCTTCCGCAGCGGCACGAATTCCAACATCAGCGCGTTCAAGGAGCAGATGTGGAATGTGGAGCTCATGCCTTACATCGTGGCTTTCGAGCAGTCGCTCAATCTGCTTCTGCCTGACGCGCTCGGCCAGCCGGACGCCTACATCGAGGCCAACGTGGACGCCAAGCTTCGCGGAACGTTCAGCGAACAGTATCAGGCGCTCAGCACGGCCACGGGACGCAGCTTCATGACCACGAACGAGGCGCGCCGCATCCTGAACTATCCGAAGCTCGCAGGCGGTGACGATCTGGTGACGCCATTGAACGTCGCAACAGGCGGCCAGCCCAGCCCGCAGGACGGCGGCAGGACGCAGAACGCGCAACAGAACAATCCAGTGAACGGAGAAGACCAGTGAATCTCAAACAGCTCAGATTCAACGTGAAGTCCTTGGATGATTCGGCTGGCGAAGGTGTTTTCAGCGGCTACGCCAGCACTTTCGGCAACAAGGATCTGCAGGGTGATGTGATCGCCAAGGGCGCTTTCGCGGAGACCTTGGAGAAGGATTACGACGGCGGAGCCGGCATCCCGATCCATTGGAACCATCAGGACGGCAGGCCGACCGACATCATCGGACGCACCTTGAGTGCCGTCGAGGACGAGAAGGGCCTGCTCATCTCGGCACAGCTTGATATCGAGGATAATCCGACCGCACAGCAGGCTTACGACCTGCTCAAGGATGGCAGGGTTCATCAGATGAGCATCGGCTTCGTGCCGACGAAGACCGCTTGGATCACGGAAAAGGGCGACGGCCCGTGGGGTGGCCATTCCGAATTCCAGCAGATCAAGCTTTTCGAGATCAGCGTGGTGCCGGTGGCCGCGAACCAGCAGGCCGAGATTCTGGCCGTGAAGTCAGGTCGCGCCATCAGCTCCGCCAATGAGGAGAAGCTTCGTGCCGCATTGGCGTCGCTGAACGAGGTGTTGGAAGGCATTGATTCCGACAATTCCAGCGCTTCCGACGAAGATAAGCCGGATGATTCCAAGACCGGCGAGAAAAAGGATGATAAGAAGCTTGCCCCTGATAAGGGTAGGGACGCGGAGGCCGAGAAGGCCGAGCGTCTGAATGTAATCAAATCCGCCCGTGAACTGGTCACTGGCGGCAAGGACAACAAGGAGACCAAATGAGTTTCAATGATCGTCTCGCCAAGACCAAGGCCGCCATCGAAGCGGTGCTTGCCAAGGGCGAGGATAATCTCGACGCTTCCGACATCGAGAAGCTGAAGGGTCTGAACGCCGAGGCGCACGAATTGCAGGATTCCATCGAAACGGTGGATGCGGTGCATAAGCGTTTCGCGGGATTGACCGACAATCTGGCGGACACCCAGAAGAGCGGAGCCGTATCCGGCGAGTCTCTTGGCGATTTCGTCGTGAAGAACATCGGCGAACAGCTGGCGAAGATAAAGGGAGTTTCGGGAGCGTCAATCGCAGCACCGGAATGGGCTCCGCGCCGCAAGGCCAACACTGACACGCAGGTTACCGGCGGACCGTCCGGCGTGTACGGCTCCCTGTTGACCTACGTGGACCCGAACTTCGTCCAGGCTTACCGTCGTCCGACCATCACCGACCTATTCGGTATCGGCGCTATCAGCGGACAGGCCATCATCTACTACGTGGAAGGCGAAAAGGAAGGCGATTTCGACACAGTCGGCGAAGGCGAGAAATTCAGCCAGATCCATTACGCGGACGCGACAGAGCACACCGACGCTTTGTCCACAATCGCTGGATTCATCAAGGAATCCAACGACATGATCACCGACCTCGAATTCCTGAAGTCCGACATCGATGGACGCCTGCTCTACGATCTGAGCATCGTCGAGGAGAAGCAGCTGCTCAACGGCGACGGCACCAGCAAGAACATCAAGGGCCTGCTGAATCGTGAAGGAATCCAGTCATACACCGCTACCGACGCTGGCAATGACGTTGCCATCCTGCACGCGCAGTCAATGATCTCCATCACGACCGGCATGATGCCGGATGCCCTTGTCATCAATCCGACAGACTATGAGGCCATTCGATTGAAGAAGGACAATGATGGCAATTTCATCGGCGGTGGACCGTTCTACGGCGCGAATGGTGGAGCGCTGACCCTCGCTCCACGCCTCTGGGGTCTGGACACCGTGGTGACTCCAGCTGTCGACGCCGGCACAGCCATCGTCGGCTCCTTTAAGGGCGCTGCCACCTTCTACCGCAAGGGCGGCGTGACGGTCGAGGCCACCAATTCCAATGACACCGACTTCATCTCCGATCTGGTGACCATCCGCGCCAAGGAGCGTGTGGCTTTGGCCGTACGCAAGCCGAAGGCTTTCGTCAAGCTGACCCTCAAGTAAGGAGACGATATGGCTCGACAGTTTCGAGTGATTCCCGCTTCCTCCGCGAAGCTGGACCCGAACGCCACGGTATCGGACGTGGTTTTCGTTGATTCCAAAGGCAAGCCGACCGATATTGGCGGCGGATCTGCGACCGTGAAACCGGCCGCCAATGTGCCCAAGGCTGCCGGCGAGACACCGACTAAAAGCGAGTTTGATGCTCTCATCGATTCGCTGGTGGCCGCTGGCCTGATGGCTGCAGAGTAAGAGTGGAGGTCGGCATGAGTGATGTGAATGTGGTTCCTGATATGATTGCCGACCCTTCGGCTTTCGAGGATGACGCCGACTTCCGGCTCGGGGCCGCGCAGGCGGCCATCCGCCGCGAGTGTGGCTGGCATGTCATGCCGAACGCGGCATTGTCCGGCGTCATCAACTCGCGTGGCGGCACGGTGATCCGACTGCCAGCACGTCACGTGACGAGCATCGAATCCCTGACAGACCGCGACGGCAACAAGCTGGCTTACGCCTATGACCCGGAGACGGGTCTTGTGGAGTCGCTTTCCGGTGGCTTCCCGGTCGGCGTTGCGGCCATCCGCTACGCGATCCATGCCGGATATGATGACGCGCCGGACGTGCAGCAGGTGCTCATCAGCGCCGCGAAGCGCGCCGGCATGAGCCCGATCGGGCTCGTCACCTCGCAGTCCACCAACGGCTCCAGCGCGTCATATGATGCGGTATCGCTCATGCAGGATGAGAAGGACAAGCTCAAACCCTACAAACTGGGAGGCTTGCCATGAGCCTGCTTGACGATCTGAACGCCGGTGGCGGATGGCGTATGCCGGGCGCCACCAAGTGGCGGCGATTGCGTGCGAGGAAGGTCGATGACCCGTATTCCGGCGAGCAGACCGGCGAGGACTGGTCCAATCCGGAGACTTTGGATTTCACTGGCTCGCTCGCCAGTTCCAGCAGCACGCGCACGCCAGACGGTCTGCGCGAGCAGACCACGAGCACGGCTTACCTCACCTCGACCGACCCGTCACTCGATATCATGCCAGGCGACCGCATCAGGGCCATGCCGGATGACGGCAGGTGCTGGGAGGTGTCCGGCTATCCGAGTCGCGACGCGAATGCTTTCACCAGCTGGCAGCCGACGATTGAGATTCCACTATCCGCATATCGGGGGTGATGGTTTTGGGAGTGATGGTCAAATTCAACGACAGATATTTTGACGAGCTGATGAATTCGGCTGGCGTCAAGGCCCTGACCCGCCGGTCCGCCGAGAAGGTCCTGGAATCCGCGAAGGCCAACGCACCCGTGGACACGGGCGCGTATCGCGATGGCCTCCAAATCGAAGAGGTAAAGCATGCGCATCGAACCACATGCATGGTGGTCGGCACCGACCCGAAGACCCTGCTCGTGGAATCGAAGACGGGCAATCTCCGCAAGGCGTTGAAGGCAGGCAAAACATGACAACAGTCCTGCCGCCAGACATTGAATTGTGGATCTGCTCTTTTCTACGTGCCAGGCTTAAGCCGTCTTTTCCGACGCTCATCGTCTCGAATCGTGAGCCGGACGATTACGACGGCTCACGGCCACTCGTCGTGGTGCGTGACGATGGCGGCTCGCAGTCGAATCGCGTGCTCTTCGACCGGAGCGTTGGCGTGACCGTGCGCTACGGTTCTCGTGCCGCTCCGAAACCCTGCCGTGACTTGGCGGCACGGATCTACGGCATGCTCACCGACCCTGATATTTGCTCGCTTGACAGTTCACCGATTGCGGGCATTGATGAGGACGGGTGCAATGGCCCGTATTTCGTGGCCGAGGACGCGAACATCGCCAGATGCTATCTGACTCTCGAATTCTCCGCCATCGGGGAATTCCAATAATTTAAGTTTTTCTGAATTTTCAAGGCGTTGAAACGTTGTGTTTCAGCGCCTTTTTGTTTGAAAGGACAAAATATGGCAGCTGATTCAGCAGGCAATGACCTGAGCGCCGCGAAAATCGTGGTGACAAGCGCCTTCCGCTTCGCACCCTATGACGCGACTCAGAAGCTGACCGCTGATCTCATCGCGCCGACCGTGGCCGATGTGAAGACCGGCTTGGACAAGATTTTCACCAAGGGTGGTTTCGTCGGCCTTATCACCGAGGATGGTGCCCCGCAGGACAGCCGTGACGCCGATGATGCGATCAAATTCCACCAGCCTGGATATTCGATTAATGGCAAGGCGTCGCTGACCGCGCAGTTCACGGTGGCCGAGGATAACGACATCACGCGCCAGATGACCATCGGCAAGCCGGACTCCAGTGGCGTGTATCACGTGACCGATGTGATTCAGGATGGCAAGTGGTTCTGTTATCAGGAGACGGTGTTCAAGAATGGCACGCATCGCCGTCGTCTTGGTGTCGTGAATCTGACCGGCAACGAGCAGGGGCAGGAGACCTCCGGCAAGAACACCGGTGACGCTTGGACCATCGAATGGATTCAGGACGACGCCTGCGATTCCGGCAACAGCAAGTATTTGGAGTCCTTCGTGACTCCGACTGTTTCGTCCGGGTCTCACGCCACCGATCATCAGGCTGATGATTCCGAGTCTCAGACGGTGGCTGACTGATTCAACTCTTCCCAGCATGTGTTTCTTTCTTCCTTTCTTCGCATGTGCTGGGATTCTTCCTCTTCATCCAGCGGAGTAAAGGAATTTTTCATAGTCGTTTGAAAGAAGGAAGAAATGACCAAGAACACCGTGATGCCGTGCGCCGCCGATTTCGAATCCTGGACTCAGGAGGACGAGGAGAAGGCGCTTGAAGCGTCCGCCGAGCAGATGAAGGTGAAGCACCTAATCAAGGGCGATGGCGTATGGTTCATGGCTCCCAAGGGCCATATTTACAAGCTGCCGCTGAACTTGAGCATTGATGATTTCGTGCGTCTGAGCGACCTGCAGTCGAACACTGAGCAGATTCAGGCGTTGAAGGACATTCTCGCGGCTTTCGCTGGCGAGGATGCGGCCAAGGAGTTGGCGAAGGAGCCGGCAATGGTCCCATTCAACATCCTCAACGATTACGGCGAGCTGCTTGCGAAGATTCAGGGCGTCGAATTGGGAAAATCGTCGGCTTCTGCCAACTCCTCCAAGGAGACGGTGGAGACCGAATAAGGGCCGATTTCGCTGCTCGCGGGTGGAGTCTGCAGGCCGACTTGGGCGGCAGGCTCCGCTACCGCGACGCGATCGCATTGTGGGAAAACCTCTCGGCAGATCCGAACAGTTACACCGGCATGACTGCGGCGCATATGGTGCTGCCGATGGATGCGACGGCAATCATCACCGCGATTCAGGCTGGCGGCACGTCGATTCTTGGCGACCTCGCGCCCGAAAAGGCGGGAAAGAAGCACGTCGAAGTGTCTGACGAGGAACGTCGTGAGGCGTTGGAGTCGATGAGCAGCATCTTCGGCTTCAAAAAAAGTGAATAGAGGAGGCTGTCATGGCTGGCGGTAGCGAGCTTGGATCCGCGCATGTGAGCATTTTCCCGCAGATGAATGGCTTCCGCCAGAATGTGGCCAAGGAGACCGGCAAGGCCGTCTCCGACATGAAAAACTCCTTCACGAAGGGCTTCAATGGCGCGCAGCAGGGCAAGCAGATCGGCAGCGCCTTCAAAAGCGGTTTCAACAGTGGTGCGGCCGAGCTGAATTCCGAAGCCCTGAAGTCCTTTAAAAAGGACGTGGCGCAAGCCTCGCAAAAGAATACGGACGCCTTGCTGAAATTCAAGGCGGCTGGAGTGCAGGTGCAGGCAGCTCAGGAAAAGCTGAACGCAGCCACACAGAAATATGGCGCGGACAGCACGCAGGCTCAGGCTGCGGCCATCAAACTCGAACAAGCTCAAATCAAACAGAAGACGGCGGCTGACAATCTCAAGGCGGCGTCCGACAATCTCAAGGCGGCGCAGGGACGGCTCAAGGACCTCGAAACGCAATTGGCGGACGAATCCGACAAGTCCAAGAATGCGTTCAGCCGTCTGGCGTCCGGCTTCACCTCAACGGCACAGCAGATCGTCGGCAAGATTCCAGGCGTGAACGCGGCGGTGCAGAAGATCAGTTCGACGGCTGGCGATGTCACGTCCAACATCAAAAGCAAGTTTTCGGCTGCTTGGAATGCTTTGCCGGAGGGTGCGCGTAATGCGGCCGCGAAGGCCGGTAATGCGTTGCATTCGGGTTTGAGCAAGGCTTCCGGGTTCGCTTCGAAGGCGGTGTCCGGCATCGGCAAGGCGGCTAAGGGTATGGCCACCGTCGTGTCCGGCGCCGCTGCCGCCGCTGGCGGATATCTGGTGAATTTCGGCAAGCAGGCCGTGGATGCGGCCCTCAAGGCCGGTGAGGTGACCGCGAAATTCCAGCAGGTCGCCAAAAACAACAATTGGACCGAGGAAGAGCAGAAGTCCCTGCTCAGCCTGAATAAGACGCTTGGCCAGACTGGCGTCGTGTCCGGTGGTACGCTGAAGGCCGCTCAGGCACAGCTGGGTACCTTCGCATTGACTGCCGATCAGGTCAAGACTTTGACGCCAGCTTTGGCCGACATGATCGCCAATAACAAAGGCTACAATGCCACCGCTCAGGATGGCGTGCAGATCGCGAATCTGCTTGGCAAGGTCATGACCGGCAGCGCTACCGCACTGAGCAAATATGGCGTGACCATGACCGACGCTCAAAAGAAGGTCTTGCAGGAGGGTAGCGCGTCCGAGAAGGCCGCCATGGCCGCGCAGGTGCTGGAAGCGAATTTCGGTGGCATCAACAAAGCTCTCGCGGAGACTCCGCAAGGCAAGATGACCATTCTCCAGCATGAGATCGCTGGCTTGAAGACTTCGGTCGGCAATGATCTCATCGCGGCGTTCGGCGGGGTCGGTGGCGCGGTCATCAAGATGGTGCAGGCCGTCGAACCGCTCATCACCGCGTTTTTCGACAAGGTGGCGTCGCTGGCGGAGAAGATTGGCCCGCCGCTTGAGAAGGTGTTCGGTGCTGTCGCTGACAAGATCAGCAAAATCAATTTCAGCGGTTTCACGGGCCAATTGTCCGGCTTGTCTGGCCCTATCGCCGCCGTGACCGGTCTGCTTGGTGCGGCTGGTCTTGGTGGCGCGCTGAGCGGCTTGAGTGGCGTTCCGGTGATTGGCGGGCTGTTGTCTAAGTTCGGCGGTGTGCTTTCCGGTCTTGGCGGGCCTATCACGCTGGTGATCGGCGCTCTGGCTGGACTGATAGCCACGAGCCCGCAATTGCGCAGCGAATTCGGCACCATGCTGCAAAACGTCTTCACGAGCTTGCAGCAGGCATTCCAAATGTTGCAGCCATCGATTCAGGCGCTCATGAGCGCTTTGAACCAATTGGCTGCCGCCGTCATGCCGGTAATCACGAATGTGATTGGCCAGATAATTCCGCTGCTGACGCCGATCATTTCAACGCTTGTGGGTGCTTTGGTACCGGCCATTCAGGGCATTCTGACTGTGGTGACAGCTGTGGTACAGGCATTGATCCCAGTGGTGCAGGGCGTCGAGCCGATTGTGTCTGCTGTCCTGTCAGACATTGGTAACGGCATTCAGCTGCTTATGCCCATCATCTCGCAGATCAGTGGTCTTGTGACTGATGTGGTGACGGCGCTTACTCCGATTATCCAGGGGCTTGAGCCTCTGGTGACGGAGGTGGTGCAGGCGATTGTGAGCGTCGTGCAGGCGCTCATGCCGGTAGTGCAGGCCCTTCAACCTCTTGTCGCTGGCGTGATTTCCGCGATCATCGGCTTCATCAGCTCGACGCTGCTGCCGACAATCCAAGCGATGCTGCCATTCATCCAGGGCATTATTAATGGCATCACGATGGTGGTTAAGGGCATCGTCAATGTCATTCAAGGCGTCATCAATCTGGTGACCGGTCTGATCCATGGCAATTGGAGTCAGGCGTGGAACGGTTTTAGCCAGATCGTGCATGGTGTCGTGCAGGGCGTGCTCGGCTTCTTGGGCGGCATCGGTAGCGCCATTATCGGCATCTTCGCTGGTGCTGGCACGTGGCTGTGGAATGCCGGCGCGAGCATCATCAATGGTCTGCTCAATGGTCTGAGGGCGGCTTTCGGCAAAGTTAAGAGCTTTGTGAGTGGCATCGGCGATTGGATCGTCAAACATAAGGGTCCGCTCAGCTACGACAGGGTGATGCTTAAGCCTGCTGGTCAGGCGATCATGCAGGGCTTTGACAAGAGCCTTAAGGCTGGCTGGAAGGACGTGCAGCGCACTGTCAATGGCATGAATGCCGAGATTCACGGCGGCTTCGATGGTGACATGTCGAAGACCGGACGCGCGAATCTCAGCAATGGCGGCGGTAGCACCACATACGTCCAGCAGACATTCAACTATCCCGCGATCGCTCCGACGAGCATTAGCACGCAGCAGAAGCTGCAGACGGCGGCGATGCCGCAATGGTGACAAGTGAAAAGGGTGGTAGCCGATGATTCTCACGGATTATCTCATCAACGGTCAGGCTTTGACTGGTGAGCATGCGAGCCTGATTGTCGGCACCACCCATTTCACGAGCATTTCACCACGCATTAATTCCGTCACGGTGAATGGTCGGAGTGGTGTGATGCTTCCTGCTGGCCCACTGGCTTTCGACGCGCCGGAAATCACGCTGAAATTCATTACGGACGGGCCTGATGCGGATACTCTGATGCACCGCTTCTACCGCTTGTGCCGTTTGGCTTCCAAGCTGACTCGCGTGGAGCGTGACACGGTATCCGGCTGGACTCGACGCATGACCGCCAGCGCGGTATGCACGTCATGTCAGCCGGACGGTGACGAGATTCCGTGGGATGACCACCGCGCGGCCACCGCCGTCTTCCAATTGCCGGACGTTTATTGGCAGGGGGAGCAGTGGCAGGAGCGCACCTTGGACGCGACTGGCGGGCGCCTCATGGCCGGTAGTGTCGCCAAGCCCAGCGACAAGGGGTATTGGACGCGCTGGGCTGGATTGCCGAACGCCTCGCCCTCGCAGCTGTTCGACACCATCCCCGAGGGATGGCTTTCCAATGCGCCAATCGGCACGCTGATATTGTGTTTCGGCGGCGTGACCGGTGTGACCATTTCAGATCCGGTGAGTGGCACGAATCTGCTGTGGGGTGGCAAACGCGACGCCTCACGACCTTATCTTTTCGTCGATGCCGCCAATCGCAAGGCGTGGACGGCGGCCAATGCCGACGCATGGTCCGGTGGTACGGATGCGTCGAATGGCGTCGACTGGACCACGGAGCCACTGCAAGTGTGGCCTGACATTTCGTCCGGCGATTATCGCCTCGCAATCAAACAGACCGGCAGCACTGACAAGGTGACCTGCCGGTTTTTGCAATCTTGGGAGTGATTCATGGCAAAGACTTTGCACGCTCGACTCGTGGCCTATCGGCCTTTCGGTGACCGACTTGGTGTGCTGGCGGAGCCGGTGAGCTTCAGCGCGTCCATGCTCCACAATGATGACGGCGCAATCAGCATCGAATACTCTCTGCTGTCCGGTGACGCGCAGGCTTTCGACCGTGAGCTGACCGATGGTCTCGAAGTGGCCGTGGAAGTGTCGGACGGTAGTGGCTTCAGGGAGCCGGATAATGCGCGATTCGTCATCACGGGCCGCTCCGGTAAGACGGATGACCGCACCAAGACCATCACCTACAGCGGCCAGTCGATTGGCTGGCTGCTGTCCAAGGCCGAAAACAACGATTCGTCGCATCTCATCACTGACGGGGACAACAAGGGTAAGCGGCCCTTCTATAGCTCCAATCCGGGCACGATTCTCAAGACGCTGCTGGACGAAAACCGTCAGCGTGGTGGCGTGGCCACCGGCCTGACCTTGGGCTTCGACACCGCCAAGGACGCGGCTGGCAGTAATTGGGCAAAAAAGTACACTCTGTACTATTCGCTCGGCACTGATTTGCAGACCATCCTGGACGCCCTGGTCAATGGTGGCGGCTGCGACTGGCGCACCAGTGGCCGCGCCTTGAAGCTGTGGAATGCGGATAGCACCGCATTGAGCCGTGACTTGAGCAAGAGTATTGTGCTGCAGCTTGCGCGTGACATCAGCGAGGCACCCTTCGAGGAGTCCATCGCTGACCTCGCGTCCACCATCCTTGTCGAGGGTGACAATAATCTGCTCTTCCGCATGGATAATCCGGCCGCGCCGACGCCTTGGGGCAAGTGGGAGTCCTACAGCTCGCAGGGCGGCGTGTCCGACAAGGACACCGCGCAAGCATTCATGGCATCGACGCTGGCCGACGCCGCTAGAGTGCGTGGCCAGTACACGCGCGACCTGGTGACTTCCGGTGTGGACAGTCTGCCGCTCATTGACTATCACGCCGGTGACTGGATTACCGCACCAACCGTGGCTCACGGCGAGAAGGTCCGCGTGCAGGAAATCGACCTGAGCATGCGCCAGAATGAGGGACTGACTGCCTCAATCGCCCTGAATGATATTAAGTATGACGCTTCGGTACGTCAGGCGAAGAAAATCAAGGGCATCACCGGTGGCGCGGCATTGGCTGGCAGTGAGAGCGGCACCACCGTCTCCACTGACCATGATCATCGCGTGCCGGAGGCGCCGCAGGGTCTGGTCGTGCAGACCGACGCCTACATTGGCTCGGACGGTTTCGCACATGGTCTGGCCACCGCCATGTGGTCCGCCGTGACCGAAGCGACCGACAACACTGCTATCGAAATCTCGAATTATGCCGTCGAATGGAAACAGCATAAGGATGGCGCTCCGTGGCATTCGGCAGGCACGACGGACAAGACGCAGCTCGGATTCGGCAACCTGGACTGCGGCACTCAGATCGAGGTCAGGGTACGCGCCGTGCCGACATATTCCGACAAGCTGGGTGATTGGTCGGCTGTCGTGGTGGCCACCGTCGAATCCGACACCACGCCATGCTCAGTGCCCTCCAAGCCGACAGTCTTATCCAAGCTAGGCGTGGTCACCGTCCATTGGGACGGCAAGACCGCTGCCGGCGCGCGGATGGAGCCTGACTTCGACCATATCGAGGTGGGCGAGGGCATCAATGCGGCTGGAATGCAGGTCATCAGCGCTACCCAATCTGGTCAGGGCGCTTACGTCATCACCGGTTTGACGGGCGGCTCACAGCATAGCTATGCCTTGCGCTCCGTCGATCATGCGGGCAATCGCTCCGACTGGTCGGCCATCGCCACGGTCACGGTGGCTTCCGCCGTCTCGCCGGATGAGGTCAAACAGATCCAAAAAGACCTGGCTGACAATCAGACGGCGTTGAAGGATAATACGGCGAAGCTGACGCAGGCGCAGAAGGACATCCAAGCCAACAAGACAGGCCTTGATTCGGCGTCCAAGTCGCTCGCGCAGGCGCAGACCGATCTGTCTCAGGCCCGGAAGGACATCGCGCAGACCAAGAGCGACCTGACCACGGCGAACGGCGAGATCAGCAAGGCGAAGGAATCCGCGGCTCAGGCGTATGCCGAAGCGCACAGCAAGAACCATACGTTTCGTGGGCCGGACGAGCCGAAGGACAATCTGATTGTCGGTGACTTGTGGCTCAAGACCCAAAAGTATTGGACGAGGTGGAAAGGCGAGAAGAACAACAGCCCTAGCCTTCTGGCCGACTTCTACACCTACTGGCAGGGAACACCCAACAACAGCCCCTCCGTGCTCGTGCCGCTCTCCGATCGCGTGATCGACACGCTGGTGTGGGATGGCTCCTCGTGGAACCATCTCGGCTATGCCGATGTGGAGCGCAATGCCGACGAAATCGCTCAGGCGAAGTCCGACATCGCGGATAACGCCGCGAAGACCACCGACGCCAAGAAGACCGCCGAGAATGCCGCTGCCGCAGCGAAAAACGCGCAGGGCACGGCTGACACGGCCAATGGTGCGGCCAGGACCGCGCAGGATACCGCCAATGCGGCCAACGCTGCCGCGAAGAGTGCGACCACCACCGCCGGTCAGGCCAAGGACGCGGCCAATGCCGCCCAGACCGCCGCCGAGAGCGCGAAGAAGACCGCTGGCAATGCGGAGACACTGGCTAACACTGCCAATGAGTCCGCCAAGTCCGCCAAGTCCGACGCTTCCACCGCCAAGACGGATGCGGCCAATGCGAAGACCGCCGCTGCCAATGCGTCGAGCGTGGCGACTCAGGCCAAGGCCACCGCCGATAGTGCGGCCCAGTCCGCCACCGATGCGGCCAATGCCGCGCAGAAGGCCAATACCGCTGCTGCCGCCGCCGCTGGCGTGGCTAACGGCAAGGCCGACGTGCTTATCCAGAGCACGGCACCGGACGCTTCGATGCGCAAGGCTTCGACCTTGTGGATTGACACCACGAATGGCGCGAACACGCCGAAAAGGTGGAATGGGTCGGCTTGGGTTGCTGTGACCGACAAGGCCGCGACCGACGCCGCCAATGCGGCTGTCAAGGCGAATGATGCGGCCAAGACCGCTCAATCCACCGCTGACAAGGCGCAGACGGCTGCGGCCAATGCCGCGTCTCAGGCGAATCAGGCTCAGGCCGCAGCGCAGAAGGCGCAGACCACTGCGGACGGTAAGAATCTGATTTACCGTGGCCCCGACGAGCCGAATCATGATGGCTTGAAGCCGGGGGACATGTGGTGGCGCACTCAAAAATATTGGACTCGCTGGAAGGGGGAGAAGAATAATTCTCCGAGCCTCTTGGCTGACTTCTACACGTATTGGCAGGGTGCGCCCAACGCCAGCCCCTCCGTGCTGGTGCCATTGTCTGATCGCGTGGTGGAAGTCCTCACGTGGGATGGTACGCGCTTCGAGCCATTCGACCTCGTGGCGAACAACATCCTCGCTGCTGGCACGGTGGCCGCGAAGCATCTCGCCGCCGATAGCGTGACCGCCGAGAAGGTCAAGGCCAATGCCATCACGGTGGACAAGCTCGCGGCCAATTCGGTCACGACTGAAAAGCTGGTGACTGATGCGGTGACCGCCGCGAAACTCGCCGCCAACTCGGTGCAGGCTCGGAACATCGTCGCACTGTCCATCACGTCCGACAAGATTGCCGCCAATTCGGTGACCACGGGCAAGCTCAAGGTCACGGAAGATATGACCGTGGCGCTGCTCAACGTCCACAAGATTCAGGCGTCCGACATTGCGGCTAATGCCGTGACCACTGCCGCTTTGGCTGCTGGCGCGGTAAACGCCGACAATCTGGCCGCTAATTCGGTCAATGCGTCCAAGATTGTGACTGGTGCCATCACCGCCGACAAGCTGGCGGCAAACAGTGTGACGGCCGTCAAGATCGCGGCTGGCACCATCACGTCCGACAAGGTGGCGGCGGGCCAATTCAAAGGCTACGTGTTCACCGGCGCCGTCTTCCAAAGCTCCGAGGCCGAGAACACCGGCATGAAGCTCAACTCGACCGCATTGCAAATGTGGGATTCGGCTCATAACCAGACCGTCTACCTGGACGGCGAGGGGAAGAGCAATGTGCTGACCGGCACCTTCCAGACCCGCACGAGCGGGCACAGGGTGCGTATCAGTCCGGATTACAAGTCGCACGCGATTGCCGGGTCGGAGACTTTTACCGGTGACGGATTGGAGTTTTTGGCGTACAAGGATTCGATCGCATATTACAACTATCCTACGGTCGCGTCGCTCATCGAATCGAATCAGGTCGGCTTGATGAGCGAATTGGACTTGTGGAGCGGATACGTGAGCAAGAACGACCCCGCTGCTTTCATGAGTCTCAAATCGAAGCCTCGTGCGAAAGGCGGCACCGGCAGCGGCGTCACGTCACAAGTGTATCTGCACGCCGACACGAATTATGACGAGTCCGACTTGTCGAAAAAAAGCTCCTCATGGCTCACCATGCATGGTGTCGGCGGATCGGGTGCAAGCGCGTATCTCAACGTGCGCAGTGATTCCGGCAGCTTGTGCGAGGTCGGCGTGCACTCGCAGGGCGCGAAGGCCCGCGCGTACTGCACCGCATCCGACGCGAACGGCGAAATCGGCATGGTGTCCGACGTCAGCGCAGGCTATCTCTACCTCGGCGGCTATCTCGGCGGCATCACAAACCGTCACACTTTTCAAAGCACCAATTGGCGCATCTACCAGAACGCGACGCTGCCTGCCGATTTCACGATCCAGCAGACCACGTGGTCATGGACGCCGGCGAAATACGGCAGATACTACGGCGTGTGCAATGCCGACCTCAACTTTGGATCGATCTCCATGCACGTGTGCAACACCGGCGGCGCTGGATCGATGCAGGTCATGGGATACAACGCCGGAAACGGCACCTACAAGGGCGACATGTACGTCAACGCGTTCGCGTGGCTCGTCAAATAAGGAGGCATGTTTTGCAAACTGTTTTCGAAGGCGGGAACCTCGTCATCAGAGCGGAAACGGAAGGCGAGCGGGGGCTTGTGTGCGGCATGGACGCTATCGCCGCATGGCGGGCCCTGCTCGGCACGACGAGCGTCGCGGAGACGTGCGCGGCCATGATACAGGCGCGCGAAACGGCCGGCTCGTACGATCCGCAGACCGGACGCAACGCGTACACGACAGCCTACGAGGGCTTGGAGGCTGCTTTGTCAGATACCGCGTCTGAAATCTCGATGCTTTCCACGGACGGCGAGGTGCAGGACGATCCGATGACGGCCGCACGCAACATGACGCGCGCGGCATTGGGACTGCCCACGATCACCAACGATGCGGACGCGGCCGTCCAGACGGCCATGCTGTCTGGTGAAACGGCCGGTGCGACGCCGACCACCGGCATCGACACGGATTGCGTGGACGCCAAGGCCATCGGAAGGCTTTTCGCCACCGACGACATGCGTTCGGATTTGGATGCGGCCGAGGACCGCTTCTATGAGTCCCTCATGCCAAGACAAAACCAACAGAATTAAGGAGATTGATTATGGCCGATGAGACCACTGAAACCACTACCGATACCACTACTGCCGTGACGCCCTCTGAGCCGTCCGGCGTGCTTGACTTGCGCCCGCCGCAGGAGTCGGTGCGTGCGGAATTGTGTCGATTGGGATTGGAGTTCTCCAGCACTGACGGCACTACCGAATCGTGGCGCGACTACCAGCGTGGCGTGCTCGCCACCTTCGATGATTCCGGCGCGTCCGTCACTTTGACGGACGTGAAGACGAATCTCGGCCGCACCCTCACCTTGGACGAATTGAAGGCGGTTACTCGTATCGACACGATGACCGCCGCCGACTAATCCAGCATTCCAATTTTTTCAACCCCTGCAATCCACACGGATTGCGGGGGTTTCGTATTTAAGGAGACATTTTGACTCAGATTCCAGCCGACGCGAACGAGGTCATCGACTCTCTTTCCGCGCAAATCGGCACTCTCACCAAGCAAATCGCAATCCTGACCAGTCAGCTCAACGCGGCCATGAAATTGATTCCCGCCGACGTGCTCGAAAGCGTGAAGGGAGACGAGAATGCAGAGGATTAACCTGTGGCCGAACCCAAAGTTCGACCCCACCGGCTTCCATGTCGTCAAAAAGGGCGGCGACATATCGAAGTACATGACCGGTGGCACGCTGGCCAACACCAGAGGCGAATACATCGACCTGCCTTTCGCGTGCGAGGTCGGCGTGGAATACGTGTGCACGTACAGGATCGTCAGCAACAATACGACGAATAAAAGTATCGGCATCTTTTTCGGCGGCACGGCCGAATACCCAAGTGCCCAGACGGTCGGGAAATATACGATCCGCTTCACCCCGACCGCCAATGACACGCGCCTGGCCATCCCCTCCGGTATGGCCATCAGCGAATTGAGCGTGGAAGCCGCCGACACGTATGACGCGGCGCTCGGGGGGGGGGCTTCCGGGCTTCTTCTCGGGGGACACGATGCCACGCGATTAAGACGATTCGTCGGGCGGGTGATGTCCGATGATGGTCACGAACCTATGCACGAGCCCATCCTCGACCATCACCCTGAAAGCCGACAAGTGGGTGAATATCACGACCCTTCCGAGCGTGAATGGGGCGACATATCAGATCAGCGTCGAGGTGAACGTCACAGGCGGCACTATCTCGATAATCGGAGCGGATGGCGACATCAACGCAAGACAACGTGTCAGCTACAAGATGATCATCAACAATTCCCATCCGATATCAATGAGTTATCACGTCAAGTCAGGCAGTCCGACCGTCACAGTGACGAACATGCTCATCTGCACGTGGGGCGAATACCAGGCGAACAAGGCATTGCTCGACGGCCTTTACTTTTTCGACGGGGATACGATGCCACGCGCCTAACCCTTTTGGGGGTGGTGGCATGAGTCTCATCGTTAATCACTGCGTCATGCCGAAAGACGGTGTGAGCGTCAAGACGACGAACACGACACCATCGGACATCACCTTCACGGGGTTGACGGCGGGCGTGAAATACCATGCGAGCGTCGTCTGTTACATGCTGTCCACGAGTGGCGACAATCCGCGCTTGCGTCTCACCACCAATGGCAGCAATAGTGGGCTGGTCACTTCGAATGGTCGCGTGGATTACGTCTTCACCGCCGCCAGCACCACTCACGGCATTCTCGTCGGTCTGAACAATTGCACGGTCAATCTGAGCAAGGGCTTGTGCGTGCCTCAAGACCAGTGGCAGCAGCTCGTCTCGTTGGGATTGCCGGGCAATTATTTCGATGGCGACACCATGCCAAAAGATTAAACGATTTCAAGGAGATGTGATGTGTTTCAAACGTTTTTAGCGGGGTTTGGTGGTGTGGGCGGCGCGTGCGCCCTCATCACGCTCGGCCTGAAAGTCTGGCCGGGCGCTTTGGACGCGCTGGCGACCGGCCTGTACTCGCACGTGCAGCCGGAACGATTGCCCTACGATTCGCCGCTTTCCCAGCATTTCGCCAAGACCCGGACTTTGGGAGAGCGGACATCGAAAATCGACGACCGCATGGACGAATTGTGCCGCGACACGATCAAAAACACGATCATCAGCCTGATCTACGGCGACCAGTCGCACGATCACAGCGAGGCCGTCAGCTACGAGTTGTCGAAGCTTGAGAAATTGGACGCGCAATGCTGGGTCGTCAACGCCGCCGAAAAATATTTGGAGGACCGGCAATGACACGACTGCTCATCGCGGGCGGAGCCTACATCATCCTCCTCGCGCTCATCTTCATGTTCAACCATGGCGCGCACATGCGCTGACATCGATTTTCACAACCGCAAGGCCATCTCTTCGGAGGTGGCCTTTTTATTGCCCCCTATTGGGGGTGGGAAGGAGGCCGTCATGGACGAAGTGACCATGACGCCGGAAATGACACCGCAGGGCGACAGCATGCCGCCCACTGACATCCCGGTCGTGTCCGAAACGGATGCTGCCAAGGCCGTAGAGGGATTGGAGGACTGATATGGCAAGCGTAAGCACTTTCATCAATCGTATGCGCTACTGGTGCGCCGTCGCCAATCTCGGCTACAGCCAGTCCGACCGCTGGAACTTCAACCCATCGGGGGGTAATTGCGACTGCTCCAGTCTGGTGATCCACTGTCTCAAGGAGGCTGGTTTCGATACCGGCTCGGCCACCTACACCGGCAACTTGTCCGACAATCTGACCAAGCGTGGCTGGAAGCGCCTGCCCGTCAACGGCAATCCGCAGCCGGGTGACATCCTGCTTAACGACGTGCACCACGTCGCGGTCTATCTGGGTGGCGGCAGGCTCGCACAGGCAAGCATCTCGGAGCGCGGCACCGCCTACGGGAAGGCCGGAGATCAGACCGCCCGCGAGACAAATATCAGGGGCTACTACAACTACCCGTGGAACTGCTACCTCCGCTACGGCGGCGGCTCTTCGGCTTCCGCCGGCGCTCTCGCGGTTGACGGCAATGTCGGTCCGGCCACGGTGCGCCGTTGGCAGCAGGTCATGGGCACTGCGGTGGATGGCATCATCAGCGGCCAGCAGGTGCCTGACGGCAGGACCTACGCGCGTCCGGCCATCGATTCGAGCGTGGTCCGCTACGGCAATGGCGGCAGTGACCTGATCCGTGCCGTGCAGCGTCGCCTAGGCTGTGGCACTGACGGTCTGCTAGGACCGGCCACCATTCGCGCCATCCAAGCGCATTACGGGTTGGCTCAGGACGCGAGCTTCGGCCCCGCGACCGCACGCGCCTTGCAGACGGCACTCAATCAAAACCGATTCTAAGGGGGTTTAATATGGCTCAACATGCAGCGCCGACGACTTTGGAGACCACAGTCAATAATCTGACCAACGAGCGTGAGGACGGTCAGGACAACCAGCAGCCGGACGCTTACACGCCCGTCTTTTCCAAGGGCGTGCGCACCGTGGTCTACGTGCTCGGTCTGATCGCTTCGTGCGTTGGCCTTGGTTTCATGACCTTTGGTGACGCGGCCATCGGCGGATACATCAGCACTGTGGCCGGCTTCATCGCCAGCGGTCTTGGCGTCGCCTACAATCCGCTGCGCAACACCTGACAGTGATTAATTTTCTGGCGTGAGACTCAGACTCGCGTCGGAAACTCAACCTCGCGTCGGAAACTCAACCTCGGCGTGGGAGAAAATTCCCGCATTCGGGTGCTTGTGGAAATTCTTGCACCCTGTTTTTAAATCTGCCCCTTCTCCGCTTGGAGGAGGGGCTTTATTTTTAGGACTTTTCAAATGGGCATTAGACAGCAGACGATTGACGATTACGGTGCGTTCGTGGAGAAATTCAAGCCGAAGAAGACCACGGACGACTGCTATACCCCCCCCGCGGTATATGAGGCGATAAAGGATTGGGCATGCCGTGAGTATGGCATCGACCACAGCAAGGTGGTGCGTCCCTTCTATCCGGGCGGCGACTACGAGAGTTTCGACTATTCGGACGGCAAGGTGGTGGTGGATAATCCGCCGTTCTCGATTCTGTCGAAGATATGCGCGTTCTACCGCGACCGTGATATTCCTTTCTTCTTGTTCGCTCCGAACCTCACGATTTTCAGCAGCACGTCGCGCAACGGCGCGCATATGCTGGTCACTGATTGCGCGATCGAATACGCCAACGGCGCTATCGTCAACACCAGCTTCGTGACGAGTTTCGGCGATGACCTGATTCGCACCGCACCGGATCTGACGAAGCTGATTAACGATGCGGTGAAACGAGTCAGGCGCGAAAGCAAGAAACATCTGCCGAAGTATGCGTATCCGCCGGAATTGTTGACCGTCACACGACTGAATAAGGTCGGCAATGCTGGCGTGGATTTCCGCGTCAAGGCTTCGGATGTGGCGTTCACGCGGGCACTCGATTCGCAGAAGGCGGTAAGGAAGGCCATCTTCGGCGGCGGCTATCTGATGAGCGAGAACAAGGCCGCGGAACTGAAGGCCGCGGAACTGAAGGCCGCGGAACTGAAGGCCGCGGAACTGAAGGCCGCGGAACTGAAGG